CAAACATAAAGGAGAGAGTACAGCTATCACTACGGTGGACCCAGGTCTAAACTTGTCCTGGGGGTTGAACATTATCGTGTATCGGTCTGTTTGAAAATTTGGCCGTCGGATGTTTTAATGTAGTCACATACTTAGACTTGAGTATGGAGGGAATCGAGACGTGTGTGGAAATCACGGTAGAAAAACCTCAACCTATGACTGCTTGAGAGTAGTAACCGCTAGGTCCGCGGGACACTTGACTTGCCGAGGCTCCTCCAAATATGCAACCGTACTTTTTCTGACCGCAGCACAATATGGTTTTGGGGAGAGCCCATTACAACAGCCCCTCGAGGGGGGAACCCTTTCTTCGGAGAGCATGCTACTAAACATGTTTCTCACGCCTGAATCCGGGAAATCCAAGTGGACCGCTGCATCGCGTAACGCGTACCCTGTTTATGCAAGATATATTCAGGCCCAGAATGGCATAGTGCCACACTTTAGCAAAGACCAACTCCCAATAGGGGTTGGCGTTTGGGAATATCAATCGTCCATATGGACTTCGATCGTTAATAAGTATCGGAGTTCTCAGCTTAAACCAGACGAGGATGAGGCCCTAGTTATGGCGGGTATTATAGAATCCTCCGTGCTATGGGCGTACCTCATGCTCAAATCTAATGGAATTGGACCCAAAATAGCGGCAACATTATCTTTCGTGAAAAGTATGGTTGGAGCTGAAGTCAGTTTGTCTGGCATGGCTATCGACCTGATCGAAAGAACCGTGGCGGGATATAACACCACCATGGAATTTCAGACTAGCAAATTAGAAGAGCTAGCCGCTACTCTTAACAAAGGGAAAAGTATTGTCGCAGCTATTAAAGACATTCGAGAAGCTCCTATCATTGAGAAGGTGCACGAAGTACTTTACTTAGCCCTATTGTGTGGTATAACTCAGAAAGAAGGATTACCCATACCACCGCGTGCACTGGAAAAATACCGCACGCATCGATTTGCTTTCACGTCGACAGGTTATCTAGACCTTAGTCTAGCTGTCGCTGAGCTTATCATTTATGTAGTAGAAACTTCTATTACATGCCTCAAGGAGGATTCGCTTTATGCTTTCCTCCGGTCGGGCAAGTCCTATGAAAAATGGGCTGAATCGACCTATGATCTCGAGGTTAAGAATGAATTCCTAGCTTGTGCTGAGGCACACAACTTCGAATACTACGCTTTCATTAATGGTGTTAAAAATGCCATTGAGACAGGTGAGCTTATTTTAGCTAACACACCTAACGCCAATCAGGCTGATCGCAAACTTATCTCCTTTCGTCTTACAAAGATGAAACTCATTATGGGCCACATCGTAACTCGCGATTTTACGTGCTCGGAGCGCCCAGCTCCACTTGCTATCTTGATTTTCGGAGCTTCCCAAGTAGGGAAGAGCTCCTTCACAAAGTCTGTGTTCTACCATTACGGTAAAACTCGCAAGAATGAGGCAGGAGAACTTACACCTCTACCTGTAGATGATCACTACAAATACCCTCGAAATGCAAAGGACCAATATTGGACTAACTACTTTAATGATCAGTGGTGCGTCCAGATTGACGATGTTGCCTTTCAAAATGTAACTGCTGCTGAACCTGGTGGAGATAGAAGTGTTAATGAATTACTACAAATGGTGAACGTTGTCCCATATGTATTAACCATGGCCGCTATCGAAGATAAAGGGCGAGTCGCCTTTAAATCCAGGCTAGTGATAGCCACCACCAACACTCCTGATCTCAACGTAAATGCTTACTATAGTAACGGTTTCGCTGCTCTGCGTCGTTTCAAGATCGTAGTTGACATTGTACCTAAG